ACAACTGTATCTGGAACTGCTGGAAATGCAGGAGCTACAGTAACTTATCAACCAGCATATCCTTCTGCTCCTAGTGATTTAAGATATTACTGTACAGTTCATGGAAATGGAATGGGTAATACAATCACAATGAACAACCCAAATACAACGACTCAAGATACAACAACAACCACATCTCAACAGGTAAATCCATTAGGTACACCAGACCCTACTGCAGAATTTCCTCAAGAAATATATAAGATTGACAGAAAAGCTAGTGAAAATAGAGAGGTGGTAAGTTTTGAACTGGCTGCTGTATTTGATCTTGCTGGAATACGTTGTCCCAAAAGACAATGTACACGAGCAGAATTTCCATCAATTGGTACGTTTATCGTATGAATTGGAAAGAAGATGCACTTCATCATGCTATAAAGGAAGATCCGAATGAATCTTGCGGACTCTTATTAAATATTAGAGGAAAAGAAAAATACTTTCCTTGTCGTAATTTATCACAGACATCTTATCAATGTTTCATTATTGACCCAGAAGATTATGTGAGAGCAGATAATCTTGGCGATATTATTGCTGTTATTCATAGCCATCCAATAACTCCACCAATTGCAAGCCAATCTGATAAAGTGGCTTGCGAACAAAGTAATTTAAAATGGCATATTATTAATCCTAAGACAAAACAATGGGGGTGCTGTGAACCTACAGGTTATAAAGCACCTATACTTGGAAGAGAATGGGCTTGGGGTGTATCAGATTGCTGGTCATTAGTTAGAGATTGGTACAAAGAGGAGTTAAATATCAATTTAAAAGATTGGGAAAGACCTACAACTTTAGAAGAATTTAATAATGACCCAATGTTTGAAAGTTGTGCTTGGAGAACTGGATTCAGAGAATTAAGATCAGATGAAAAATTACAAAATGGTGACTTATTATTTATGTCAATTTTTACAAATAATTTAAACCATGTAGCTATTTTTTTAGATGGAGAAGTTTTACATCATTTTACCGATAGACTTAGTTGTATAGAACCATATTCAGAATGGTTGTTAAAATGCACAGGTAAGAGGTTACGTTATGCTGCGTAAAATAAAACTGTATGGAGAATTAGCCAAGTTTGTTGGTCATAAAGCATTTGAAGTTAAAGCTGATACATTAAGCCATGCTGTAAGTTTTTTAATTAATAATTTTGCTGGTGTTGAAGAATATATGAGTCCTAAATATTATCAAGTTAAAGTTGGCACTTATGCAATAGATGAAAAAGAAATCCAACATCCTATTGGTCAAGAAGATATACATTTTGTTCCAGTTATTCAAGGTGCTGGTAAGGGTTTAGGGAAGATATTACTTGGTGGTGCCTTGATTGCTTTATCTTTTGGTGTTGGTGGTGTTTTTGCTAACCCTTTAACAATTGGTGGCAAAGGGTTTTTTGGTTTTGCTTCTGCAGGTCTTGGTGCTAAGGCTGCATTTGGTATTGGTGCTGGATTATTACTGTCTGGGGTAAGTGATATGTTATTCCCTGTACCAGAAATGCCAGAGTTTTCTAGTGAACAAGACCCTAGAATATCTTTTAATTTTAGTGGAACTCAACAAACAAGTAGGGCTGGAACTCCTGTTCCTGTTGTTTATGGTGAGATTTTTACTGGTTCCGTTGTTATAAGTGGTGCAGTAGATACTGAACAGGTGCAAGCATGACAAAAATTATAAGAGGTTCTGGTGGTCCACCTTCACCTCCACCACCAAGACAACCAACTAGAACTCCTGATACTTTACATAGTAGGCAGTTTGCTACTTTTCTTGATCTTATATCTGAAGGAGAGATAGAAGGTTTTGCCTCTGCATCTAAAGAAGGTCTGACAAAAGGAACTGCAGCATATAATAATGCTGCATTAAAAGATGTTTTTTTAAATGACACCCCAGTTTTAAGATCAACTGCTAATTCTGCAAGTCCAGCCACAACAGATTTTAATTATCAAGATGTAACTTTTACCCCAAGATTTGGAACTAGTAATCAAACTAAAATATCTGGCATTGAAAGTAGTTCTTCTGTTATTTCTGTTGGTGTTACTGTAACAGCATCAAGTCCTGTCACGAGACAAATAACTAATACAGATGTTGACAGAATTAAAGTAACAGTTACATTTCCTCAATTACAGAAAGCAACTACAGAGGGAGATTTATTAGGTTCATCTGTTCAATTGAAAATATCAGTTCAATATAATTCTGGTGGATATACTGATGTAATTACTGATACTGTAACTGGTCGAACAGCTGACGCATACCAAAGAGATTACAGCGTAAATATAACAGGTGCATTTCCAGTTGACATAAGGGTTTCAAGAATTACTGCTGACAGTTCAGATTCCTCTTTAATTGATGCTTTTCAATTTACAAGTTTTTCTGAAATAATTGATGATTCAAATACCTATTTAAATAGTTCATATGCAGCAATCAGACTAGATTCAATGCAATTTAGTTCTATTCCAAGACGCAAATATAGAATAAGAGGTGTAAAAGTTAGGATTCCGGGTGCTGGTGCCAACAGTTCTGGAACTCCAACTGTTGACAGTACAACTGGTCGTATTGTTTATCCTACCAATTATATATTTAATGGGGTAATGGGAGCAGCTACATGGTGTTCTTGTCCATCCATGATTTTATTAGACCTTTTAACAAACAGTAGATATGGTTTTGGAGATCATATAACAGATGGTAATTTAGATTTATTTTCATTTGTAACTGCCAGTAAGTTTGCAAATACATTAGTTTCAGATGGTCTTGATGGACAAGAGGCTCGATTTAGTTGCAATGTGAATATCCAAAATTCTGGTGAAGCATTTAATTTAATTAATGAATTGGCTGGTGTAATGAGATGTATGCCGATATGGTCAGCCGGTTCAATAAGTCTCAAACAAGATAGCCCTGCAACATCAAGTTATTTATTTAATTTGTCAAATATCACAAGTGATGGATTCAATTACACAGGAAGTAGTTTAAAACAAAGACATTCTGTCGTTTCTGTTTCATACTTTAATATGGACAGCCAAGAAATAGATTATGAAGTAGTAGAAGATGCTGCTGCAATATCTAAATTTGGTTCAATAATAAAACAGGTAAAAGCATTTGCTTGTACAAGTAGAGGTCAAGCTGCACGATTAGGAAAAGCCATATTATTTGCGGAACAAAACGAATCTGAAGTTGTTAATTTTACAACTTCAATAGATTCAGGTGTGGTTGTGAGACCCTCTGCAATTATTTCCATTGCAGACCCTGTTCGTAGTGGTTTAAGAAGAGGAGGAAAAATAGCATCTGTAACTTCTACAACTGTAATCACTGTTGATGACTCTGCAAACACAGATTTACCTACAACAAATAATCCAACAATATCTGTAATTATGCCAGATGGAACAGTCGAAACAAAAGATATTAGTTCAATATCAGGTGCAACGATAACTGTATCTGATGCTTTTTCAGAGGCACCAAATGTTAATGCAAATTGGTTAATACAAGATAATACTGTACAAGCCCAGTTATATAGAGTTATTACTGTTGAGGAAGTAGATAATATAAATTATGCAATTACTGCTCTTTCTTATGTAAATGAAAAATATGCTTTTGTAGAAGATGGTGCAAGTTTACCAACTAGAACTGTATCAATTTTAAATGAATTAAAAGATCCACCAAATGCTTTACAGGCAGATGAAAAACTTGTAGTAATAAATAATCAAGCTGTAAGTAAATTAATTATTAGTTGGCAACCAGTTACAGGTGTTACTCAATACCAAGTTAACTATAGATTTAATAATGGAAATTATGTTTCTACAACAGTTTCCAGCCCTGATTTTGAAATATTTAATACTTCTATTGGTACATATGATATTCAAGTTTTTAGTTATAATACTGCATTAGAATTATCTGCAACATCAACTGATCTAACTTTTAATTCTGTTGGTAAAACTGCTGTTCCTTCGAATGTTTCTGGATTAACTGCAGAACCAATAAATGAAAAATTAGTAAGATTACGTTGGAATCTTGCAACAGATTTAGATGTAACACATGGTGGTCGTGTTTATGTTAGACATTCTCCTCTAACTAATGGTAATGGCACATTTTCTAACAGTACAGATTTGATTCAAGCTTTAGCTGGTAATACTACGACAGCAGAAGTACCATATCTTGAAGGAGAATATATTTTAAAATTTAGAGATGATGGTGGTAGATTTTCTGCAGGGGAGACAAGTGTAATAATTGATCTACCAGATAATCTGGCACCTTTAATTACACAAACAAGAAGAGAAGATACCGATAGTCCTAAATTTCAAGGCACTAAAACAAATGTTGCTTTTGATGCAACCACAGATACTATAAATTTGGTTGGTGGTGGAACATTCGATTCGATAACAGATTTTGATGCTGTTGGGTCACTAGATGATTTTGGTGGAATTGTACCAGAAGGTACATATGATTTTGGAGGAACAGCAGGCGGTTCAACTTTAGATTTAGGTGGTGTATTTAGTTTGGATTTAAAACGTCATTTCTTAACAGAAGCATTTTATCCTTCAGATTTATTTGATTCAAGAGGTTTGATGGATGACATAAGCGATTTTGACGGTGCAACAGCAACAGAAGTTAATGCTGAAATGTTGGTCAGAGTAACTCAAGATAATCCTTCTGGTTCTCCAACTTATACAGCATTTCAAACATTTGCTAATGGTACTTACAAAGGTAGAGGATTTCAATTTAGAGCAAAGCTTACAAGTAATGATGTGGCACAAGATATTAAAGTTTCTGAGATAGGTTATACAGCATCTTTACAGAGGAGAACAGAACAAGGTAATGTAACAGCAAGCGGAACTAGTGCAAAGTCGGTGACGTTTACTAATCCATTCTTTGTGGGAACTTCGTCTTTGCTTGGAGCAAATACTAATTTACCCTCTGTTGGTATCAATGCTCAGAATATGGCATCAGGAGATTTCTTTGAAGTGTCTGGTGTAAGTGGAACTGGTTTTACTGTTCACTTTAAAAATTCATCTAATGCTTCGGTTGATAGAAATTTCACATATCAAGCTGTCGGATTTGGTAAAGGAGGGTAGAATGAACACAATGTTAGTTATTTAAAATGGCAGAACATGATTTTATAATTGATAACGGAACAGGTAGTGCTGTGAGAACAGATTTAAATAATCTGTTTCAAGCAATTGCATCAAATAATAGTAAGTCTGGTGCTTTAACAACTAATTATGCTTATCAATGGCACGTTGATACTTCTGATGGGAATTTAAAGATAAGAAATGCAGCAAATAATGGATATGTAACTATAGGTCCTGTTGCAACTACAAACTTTGGTCTTGCACCTCTTAGTGGTGGAACTTTCACAGGAAAAGTAATTCATAACTATACGTCTAGTTTAAATATTCCATCTGGTACGACAGCCCAGAGAGATGGAAGCCCTGCTGTTGGTATGTTTAGGCATAACTCAACTTTAAATCAGTTTGAAGGCTATAACAATGGTGCTTGGGGTGCGATAGGTGGAGGTGCTGGAGCTACTGGAGGAGGAACAGATTCCCCTCTTC